CCTACCCCATTACTTGTGAATCTCCTAAAATCTTGTGCCATATTTCTCCTTTATAAAGCTATACTCATTGCTATTGCAAACCCAGCCGACACATCTCCAGCTGGACCTTGAGGACCTGTTGCTCCTGTAGCTCCTGTTGCACCTGTAGCTCCTGTTGCACCTGTAGCTCCTGTCGCTCCTTGAGGACCTGTAGCTCCTGTTGGTATTCCTAGTGTCAAGCTAAGTGTATCTCCACTAACAGAAGCAGAACCTGTAGCACTAGCACCAGCGGATAAAGTATTAGCTGTCACATTACAAGTTGTTACACCCTTACTCAATAAAGTTAAATCTGTACCATTTGTGTTATAACCAATAACCTTATTAGCATTATTTGCGGTTGTGTCATTATATGGTACAGTTAGACTCGGAGCTGTTGAGCCTGTAACAAATTCAGGTAATTGTAATGTTCTATCAATCTTTTCTTCAAACTGTTGCAACACCATAATAGTATTATCAAAATCTGTTTCTAATGATGCAGCTGTAAATGAAGCTCCTGTAGAATAAACACTTTCCCTTGATAATGGTTTGTTGGCGAGAATGGTTAGTTTTTGTCCTGAACTTGGAGCTGAAGAATAATTAACTGTACCTGTTCCGTCAGCTGCTATAGTTACTGTATAATGTACCGAAAGAGTTTGAGTTGTTTCTCCAAGGATTACTTTAAGTTCTGAATCAGCATTAATCTGAAAACTAAAAGCAAAAGCAGTTTGGCTGCCATTGGTCGTATATTGAACCCTGCGGTTTGTATCGTTAATGTTAAATGTTGCCATGTAATTCTCGCTTATAATATTTATACACTATATAACCCATATTATCAATCCTTCATTTGTTCAACTCTAATTGCTAAACTAGGATATTTTTTTAACAAAAGTTCTTTACCACTTTTTCTTGCATTTTGTAATATAAGCTGTAAATCATCATATTGTTCTTCTATGTCCATCAAAACAAAATCAGAATCTTGTATTCTGCTATTTAGTTTAGGTAGTAAAGTTTCTGTGTATTGAAACCCATTATCATCTTTACCTATATGATTGAAAGTATCAATATAATTAGAAGTGTTTATAAATTTAACATAATCATTATATTGTTCTGCCGACAATTCTACACCACCTATTTTTTTTGGATGCCTTGAAAAAGCTCCCTCGCCTTTTTCTGCTAGAGAAAGTAATTTTTTATCTAGATTACTGTATTCAGGTTCTGATATTTTTATAGGTGAAACATAATTATATTTCAATCCATCACTTTGTTTTACTATTTTACCCCAAAAATCTAATCTAGGTGGTAATTGTTTTGAAAAAAGAGGGTTTCTGCTTTTAGCTTGATTTAAAGATTTATAAAATCCACTTACGATTGGTTCAATCCCAAGAATACTATATTCTGCGTTTAATAATTGTTCTTCATTTAACATTACATTAGAGGCTTCAGGATTTGCAACTCTATCCATAACTCCTGAAAATGCTGTTGAACCAACAATAGGAAGTCCTGTATACATATTAACTACACCTGTTGCAGTTAAACCTACATCCGTAACTTTTTTTGCAGCAAATTCTGTAAGCCTAGTTATAATATCTTCTTTTTTTCCATACGGATTTGCTACAGCTTTTACTAATTCTGAAGTACCTTGAAGAAAAGGCATATTCATAGAATATTCAGCAGCTGCTAATGTTCCTGCTTTGAATAAATTCATTAAATCTAATAAACTTTCCTCATCATTACCTGAATTTTGTGCATAATAAGCATAGTCTGCTGCCATAGATAGTATAGCAGACATAGGGTCAAATCTTGAAAAAGTATAACTTTTATAATTACCATCATCTTGTTTTATACTAATAGAATACCTATCTACACCAGAAGTAGATAAAAATTTTTGAGCATTAGGGTCTGAAGGACCTGACCCTGTAATCTTAATTTTATCACCATACATTCCTCCAGCAATACTTGCAAATAAAAAGAATATACTATTACCCATTCCTATTTTTGCTAATGCTTTATCAAATTCTCTACCACTACCACTTTTATAAGCCTTATAAACTGAAGAATAATTAAAAGTTCTATCAAAGGCTTGTTTCATTATATTTGTTGGTGTTTTACTAAAAGGTATAATTATTTTCATAAAAGGAACATTAGATAATCTAACAAAATCTCCCCATATGCCTTCTGGATTATTTTGGAATGTTCTAATTTTTGCCTCCTCACCCATCATATTTTTAACATTTACAGGAGGGTCAATTAAAATTTTTGCGTATTTACTGTCTGCTAATTTTTTTGCATTTTCTTTTGTGCTTCCACTTTTAATAGCATTTTCAAATTTAATTTGACTTTCTCTGTATGCCTCTCTATATAATACTGCTCGTTCAGATATAACTTTAAAAAACTCATCTTCTGCACCTAAAAACCTACCAGGTAATCTTGATAAAACTCCTAACATATCTACTGTAGATGCCAACAAATCGCCTTCTGACATAGATTTTAAAATATGTGCAATATTATCTGTTCCTGTTTTGGTAATTACTTTTTGTCTTTTTAAATCAATTTTTGTTGCAAAGTCACCTGCCTCACCTGTTATCATTGCAGAACCAAACCCTTTAAAAGCATCTGTTAAAGCCATAGCCATACCATGAGCTTCCGCTAGAGCTTCTCCTTTATAAACTCTATCACCAATCTTTCCTCTTCTTCCACCTAATGTTCTTATACTTCCAATGACACTTGCTAAACCTGTTTCTGCTGCTTGTTGGATTTGAAATCCAGCATTACCTGCCATGTTAACAATATGAGTTACAGGTGATGATAAAATACCATTAATATAAAGTTCCATTAAACCATCATAACCTGTTTGTAAAGGGTTTCTTTTGATGTATTCAGCTTTGCCTGTTTGTGGTAATGATAAGTAAGTATGTGCATGAAAATCAATAGTATTTTCATCTAGATTGTTTACTAAATCATCAATTTTTGTAACATATTCTGTAAGGTCAATGTTTTGTAATTTTTGTAGAGCTGATATTGCACCTAATCCTCTACCATATTCCGAAACATTACCAGATACTTGTGCAACTAAATTTGATTGTAAACCTGCTAAAACTTTAAATTCTTTAAAAATTTTCTTTTTTTCTTCTATATTTTTTGTTTCAATAATTAATTTTGATTTTTTTTCTAAATCTTGTCCTATTCGCATCATCGCAATAAGACCACCTAAAGTTTCTTCAACAGGTAAAACACTTCCTGAAGGTCTGTTTAGTAAGTTATAAGTAATTTCATTAAAACCTATTTTTTCTGCTGTTTTGACCATAGCTTCAATAGATTGTTTAGGTCTTCTAAAATATTTAAACAATTCTTTATTAGAGTTTCTGATGTTTGTAAGTAATTTAGTCATATCAACAACTTCACTACCTTCAAAAAATTTAGCAGATAATTTACCTAAACTTAATCCTTCACCTTTATAGCCTTCAACTTTAAGAGCCTTGTTTAATTCCTTAACCGCATCCTCACTTATACCTTTTACAATTATTTCTCCACCCCTACCTTTTGCTATTTCATCATCAGGTGCAGAATATTTTCTTATTTCTTTTTGTACATCTTCGGCTTTGCCAAGTTGTTGAGATAGATACTCAAGACCTTTTTGTATTTTACCCATCAGGAATTTCTCCTGTGGTTATTGGCTCTGCTGTTGTTTTCTGATTCTTTGTTTTATTCTCTGTACTCGGAAGAAGGCTTCCTTTGCTGTCATTGGTTTTTCCCTCAATGAGGGTTCTTGTGATTGTTTCATAGTCTGTTGGCTCACTTCTTACTCCTAGTTTTGTATATAAACCTTGTTCAAAGTACCATAGTACAGCTTGAGTGTCACGATTATTTAATTCTATATTATATTTTGTTTTTAATGTATTTTTTGTATCTTCAATATATTTGTCCATTAATTGTCTTTCCTTTAAAGTTCTAGGTGCTGTAATCATGGTTCTGTTACCATCTTGAGTAACATTAAACATAGTTCCTCTTTTTCTATTAAATCCTCTAGTAAACCAAACATCAGGAACATTCTCATCTGAAGTGCCTAAAAGATTCTGCATAAATTTACTGACCTTTGGACCAAAGGCATCAGCTCCAACTATTTCTTTATCTAAAGGTCCAGATATTTTATTAAAGCCTAATTTTTGTCTATACTCATTTATTTCTCTTCTAGTTGTTGACCCATAAATAAAATCTAAAAATCCGTCTAAACCTTTGTCTTTAATTACAGCATCAACAAATTTTAATTGCATTTTAGGAGCAGGATACCTAGTCCACCCTTTACCTGTTGTTGGATTTATTGACGGAACATTATTAGTATCTAAAAATATATCTGCTATTTGAGTTGCAGCTTTAAAGTCTTGACCAACAGGTGTACCTGGAGATGTTATCGCAGTTAAAAAGACTACAAAATCTTTACTCTTTGGATTGTCTTTAAATTTAGGATTAAGATTATCAAGGTTAGACATTGCATTTTTTAATTTAGTGTCATACCACCCTATGCCTGTAACATCTTGGTCAAGTTGATATTTAACTTCCTCAACAGCTTGATTTACCATTTTACTAAAATCATTTGGATTTTCTATATCAAGTTTAGGTTGAGTTTCGTAATATTCCATAATGTCATCAACCTTAACTTTAGACCCTTTAAAAGGTATTTTAAAATCATCGCTAGACATAATTTTTAATGAATCAATCTCTGTGGGAGCTAGTTTAGATAAACCTTTGTCTACCATCTTACCCATTTCACCTACACCCATACTTGATACAGTTACTGAACCTTTATCTTCATCTAATCTTTTTTGTGCAGACTCACCTACTTGTTCTAACTTCTTCTTAGTACCTTTTATTATTTGTGGAGCTTTAGCTATACCTACACCAACAGGACCAGCAACATCAAAAAACTCACCGAAAGAAAAACCAGCTTTTGCATCTTCTTTCATTTCTGGTGAATATGTTTCTAAACTATCAACAGTTTTATCCCATAACTCTTTATAAAATTCTGAACCAGGTATTATAC